ATCTAGTAAGGGGTTAAAATAATCTATATAATAAAAAATTGACGGGTGGTAAAACTTGGGACTATTTGATTTCAATAACACCCGTCCCCAAAATTATGACTGTAGTTATTAAAGGTATAAAATTATTATCAAAAACCAAAATGGGTAGAAAAGCCTTATCTGCAGCTGAGAAAGCTGTGAGAAGAGCTGCAAGTAAAAAAAGAGCTAGGCAATCTACAAAGTCAACAAATAGATATGGTATTAAGGCAGGAGCTGCTGGTAGTAGAGGCCCTGTTCCAATTAAAAAACAATCATTACAAAAAAGCACATTGAGTGGTAGAACTTATTCAATATCTAATAATAGATTAAGCGCTAAAACAATGCTTGATATAGGTGGTGGTTATGGAACAACATCTACAGCAAGATTTCAAGATGCTGTTAAAGACTTGATTGGGTTAGATAGACTAAGTATAAGCAAAGCATATAAACGATCATTAAGGAGAAAAAAATGAAGGCAAGAAAATATTTATTAGGTGGTTTGTTAAGAGGATCTGGTGGTAAAGCTACGAAAGCTTTTATGAAATCTGATTTGTACAAAGATCTAAAAAGCGCAATGATAAAAAAAGTTAACAAGATGTATAGCTCTACGCCAGCTAGTGATCCTAGAGCAGGTTTTTTAAAAGGGTTAAAAAAATTAGATATTAAAGGACAGAAAGCAGATATTATTAAAAAGGCATTATCTATTACTAGTGGTCCAGTTGAAAGTGCTCCAAGAGGTATCAAAGCAGCTTTGAAAAGAGGAGCTAGAAATATTGGTAAATACAGAAAAAGCATAAATCAAAAAGGTGAAGCTTATTTAAAAAAGGGCGAAAACCTTTTAAGAGGAAAAAAAGATAACTAATGGCACTTAAAGCTAAAGCACTTAGAACTATTGATGACTTAACTCCTAAACAGAGAAAGTTTGTAGATATACTTGTTGCAAACTGGGGTGAGATAACAAAAGCTGAAGCTTGTAAAAGAGCTGGGTATGAGGCCAAGAATGATAAAAATTTTTCAGATATTGGTAGTAGACTTACCTTACGAAGACACAATCCGCATGTAGTTAAATATTTAGATCAAGAGCTTGAAAAAGCAAAAGCTAAATATGAAAAAGACAGACTACGAAGATACAAAAGATTAGAAAAATACGCTGACAATGCATTTTCAGATAAACAATATGCAGCAGCTATTAATGCAGAATTTAGATCAGGTCAGTTGGCTGGTCTTTATGTAGATAAAAAAGAAGTCAAAGTATCAGGATTGGAGGGTATGAGTCGTGCAGAGCTTGAGAAGAAACTCACAGAGCTTTCAAACAAGATCGATGGTTTCAACGCCAAAACGATCGAAGTTGAGTCAGAGACAAAAGAACTACCTGAAAAGTAATAACTGGACATCTTTTATTACAGTATTCAATGAGGTGCACAACGCAGACCTCAATATTAATTTAGGTAAAATCAATGTTAAGACGGAAGAAAAGTAAATATAAACAAGCTGTCGTTGGTGATAAAAAATATTATTACTATAGAATTTATTGGCTCGATCCGTGCGGAGATGCTGGGCATGCGGAAGCTAGTGAAGTTAAGAAACTTAAACCTGCGAAGATGATAACTCATGCATTTATATTTGATAAAAACCATAAATATGTTTGGACATTTGCCTCGTATGATCAAGAATCCGCTGTGTTCTCCGACAGGAATGTATTACTAAGATCTAGCGTGACCAAGATGGAAAGAGTGTTAAACCGATCTGAATAATTTATGAAAAAGCGTGAGTCTAAACTCTGGCAAAGAATTAAAAAACACATAACAAAACCTCATTTAATCCGTGTAGAATCTAATACTATCAATGGTATTCCAGACATTAACGGTTGTTGGAAAGGTAAAGAGTTTTGGTTGGAACTTAAATCGGACAAAGTTGGATATCCGAAGCTATCTAAATGGCAAATTAGTTGGATAAACAAACGAATCAAACACGGTGGTATAGTTATTATCTGCAATGAGACCCTCTTGGAGAAGAAGTTGAAACTTTATAGACCGTTATCCGCTATCCGTGATGCTCGTTTACTGAAACCTCGTGCCTCGTTCTCGTTTCCCGTACAATGGCCAGCGGTTCAGGATGCCATCTGGCAGCTCCTGCAGCTGGATGGAGATGCTCGTTCTCGTTCCCGTGACGAAGATCAACGAATCGTTGATGAAATAATAGCTGGCTCAGGCAGCGTGACCAGTCAGGACTTGGAAGAGGCATAGTTCTCGTGTATTCTCGTTCTCGGGGGCCAACTTTTCTATCATTGTTTTCCGTTGAGCCCCCTTCTGGATCTCCGTGCAGCACAGTCCTCGTTCTCGTTTATTGAAGCTCGTTCTCGTTTAACGAATCGGTAATAGTTGTGCCCCCTCCGCACAGGCTTCAGGGACACCCAGATGGGTAAAGCTGGTAGCTCGTTCTCGTTTCAGGAAAGGAAAGTGGTAATGAAGTAATACTATTAGGAGCTGGTGCAGCACAGCTTGCTTCAGGAACACAAAGTGTGAAAACTTTTTGCTTGACTTATATCCCATCTGATCTTATGTATACATCTGGATCAACTCTTCAGGGCCCGAGATGCATCTGACAGGTAACTAATACTGATGGGCGTTACTACTGGGGTGTTGGTCCGTTAACAACTAACAAAAGGATAACAATGAGCAAGACAATAAAGATAGAAGTGAATGCAGGATGTGTAACTGAGGTGACTGGTTTACCCGAAGGATACGATTACGAAATCGTGGATCATGATAGCCAGGAGAAAGAAGCTAAGGAATGGACTTATACAAAAAACAAAGATGACTTTATGGGATCAGAGAACCGTGAGGTGCCCAAGACACATGTGATTAAGGATGACGGAACAGTGACCGTGATAGAAGGAAAGATTAAAAATCTCGATGAGATGCAGAAGCTCGTGAAGGGACCTATCGAAATAGTTAACGCAGCAATGCCTGCAGCATCTCCTGAGCTGCCTGGTTCTGAAGCGCTCAAGGAAATGGTAGTTAATGAAGAAGGCCTGTTGAATGGCTCGTTTAAAACGAATCAAAAAGCTAGAGAACTAATTGCGCAGGGACTGCAGGTGCAGCTGGATGCAATCCAGGATATCCGTGGTGATGTCTTCGTCACTGATGGATGGAGGATCGAATAATGTTCTCGTTATTTTTACTGGCTTTGCTCGTCTGGCCTCGTTTCATGCTGCCCCTGCTGGGGCTGCTAATCCTCACAGGAGCTGGGATCTGGTAGCAGCACAGTCCTCGTTCTCGTTAGAATAGGATTTAGTTTAGAACGATTCTAAAGTAGCACCCGTGCCCAGCGTGGCACAGCTTGTGGCTTAAATTTTTCATTTGACTTACAGGTGGGATATGATAAGACAATGGAGATAACAATGAAAATAAGAAGAAAATTTAGAAATAACGGAAACGAATTGATTAGTGCAACAAGACCACAAGTCAATAAACACAAAAAACAAAAAGTTCCGAGAGAATATCGCATGGTAAAAGGTAATTCTTTTAGAAAAGCAATAAATCTCTATTGGATAAAAAGAAACAAACAAAGGAGAAAACAATGGGACTAGATCAATATGGTCAGTTAAGAAACAAAAAGATAGATTTTGAAAAGGTCTATTCAGATAAGTACGAGCCAACTATTCATGGTTTCGTTTGGAGAAAGCACTCTCGACTTCAGACATTTATGTCTGATAAGTTCGCTGAACTTAATCCAAATGCTGATGCAATGAATGGAGATGACGAACTCGTGCTGACAAAAGAAATAATAATGGAGTTGCGTAAGGAAGTTGATAACTCTTTTCATAACTCGTTTTGTAGTGGTGGCTTTTTTTGGGGACACCAATTTCAAGAGGAAGCTGTCAAAGAATATTCCAAACAAGATAGTCAGTTCTGCGATTGGGCTTTGGCACAAATGGAAAAAGGCGAAGAGGTCGTCTATCATTGCTCGTGGTAATTCTTGCGTTGCTGTTAATGTCGTTCTTTGAAAAGGATAGGGGGTAAGCCTGTGGGATTTTTAATTTGGTTTTCACCAGCAATAATTATCTACATATTATTGTTAATGGAAATTGTAAGTTTTAATTCTATTCTTCATTTGTTCTAGTTTTGTTTGTGGAAAAACCCATTATGAACACAACCCAAAATGGACACAAATATAGATTGATGTTTATATGGGATATGATAAGACAAGATTGTATTCATAAGAATACATAAACTAAACAAAGGAAAAACAATGAGTAATGCAATAAAAAAGCTAAAGGCTGATGAGAAAAAAATCATAATGTCTTATGCTATTAATAAACTGCAACTTAATCGTTTATCTAAAGAGTTAGACAAGATGAAACAAAATGTTGTTGATGTGTTTGAAAGAACAAATCAAAATCTTGTCATTGTTCAAGATGAAAATGGTTGTAGCTTTGGAGTTCAGAAAATCAAACGAAAGAGAAAGAAGTTTGAAACTGCTAACTTCAAAATAAAACACAATGACTTATTCAATCAGTTTTGTACTGAAATTGAATATAGTGAGTTCAAAGCAATAGGTGATAATAATGCCTAATGTTCCAATGAATATATCTAAAGTATTAGCCGAACAATCGGCTAATACTCAACTTACTGAAAATGCTAAATTAGACCCAACAGCAATTAGTAAGTTAAATTATGAAGTGATGTATAAAATGTTAGAGGGCGAGGTAGAAAAGCTAATATTAGAAAATACTGGCAACCCTTTAATTGATGACTTTAAACAAAGAATAGTAAGAAAGTTTAGTTATCTATTACAAAAGCTTACAAGTTAAGACAGCAACCAATAGCGTCTGATCGGTAGCCCGTAAGGGCTATCGGTGTATCTATATAGAAGGCTCTTAAAAACCAAAAACCACGATCCTGCAATTTTTAAAATCAAGCTGCGTTCAGGTAGAAGGTACTTTTGCCGACATAGTGTTTATAGCAAGTCGAATAGAAGTAGTGTATGCTTAAACGATATGGTATAAAGGGACCCAAGAAAACAGAATTTTTGAGATGAGCACATTAGATCAATTAACAGATGATGAATT